CGCTTCCCTTGCTCTCTCTAAATATGTCGTTCTGTGTGAGGATAGGTTTTCGTACTTCTTAGCGCAGACTGCTTCGTCTTTATGCACGATACACCTCTTTAATATTATTTGTTAGTATTGGAAGTCTGGACCATACCACCGAGTTTATTGGTGTCTTTGATCATGTTATTTCTTGCTTTAATCTTATAAGATTTAAAACCACGAGACCGCCGATCCAGCGTTGTCCCATCTTCACTAGCTTCACTCAATTTAGGAGCTTCTTGCTCTAAAACTGGCGGTGCTTGTGGGGGAGGAGGCGGGGGTGGGGGCGGCTCTGGAGCGTCCTGCATAAAACACATTTTAAATTAAGCCTTTCGTTTAGATATAGCCATTGGGTTAGCTTTTGCAGCCGATTTGCCACGAGCTTTAGGGCCGCTAGGTCCTGTTTGGTAACGACCAACACCAGTGGCTTTACGCTTAACAGCAATCTTATCTTCACTGGTCTTGGATGCTTTACTCTTACGCGCCTTACCACCATCTCGACCACCACCAACGCCATCTTTAGGGTCGATGGTCTCTGGGGCTGTGACAGGTGCGGATGAACCACCACCACCACCAGTCGTAACTGGGGTTGTTGTTGTAGGGGCGCGAACATCAGTGGAGCTATAAACTTCTTGATTAGTCCTACCACCACTTGTCGCGTCAACCTGTGGAGCTTGAGCCAAGGTAGTGCCACGGGAAACGACCAGACTGCCGCCGCCTGTTTTGGACTTATACTCACTGACATTACCATCAATTAAGTCTTTAGCAGACACACTGCTTTTACTGTTGAAGCTCGTTGTTGCGCCTGTCACAGGAACTTCCCTACGATCATCACGATCAGTGGCGTGTGTGTATGTAACCTGTCTGGCTTTAGCGGTCCCAGCGTTCTTTGTTGGCGCATAACCTGATCCTGCGAACATATCCGCGTCTAGGTTACGTCCAGAACTCTTTTTGGCTACAGGCTTAGGCGCTGGCCGTGCTTTAGGGCGTGGGCTAGATTTAGGTGCGCTAGATTTGGACGAGCTTCCGCCGCCGCCGCCACCGCCACCACCAGATTCACCAAATACAATTTTTGATTGAAATAGTTTAGTTAAGAACATTATGTAATCCGTTTACTAAGGGTTATATGGCTTAGATCATAGCCACCATTCTTTAAGACCCTTTCCCAACCCTTGCGTCCGTGTATTTCCACAGATGCACATTGATTGATACGGGCAAAGCGTTCAAATATAGACATTCCAGAAAGCCAGTCACCATCATCACCTGATAGCAAGACAACCCTGAGATTAGTAACCTGAGGGTATTCAATAAACTCAGTTATTGCCGCAGATGTTATCTCCCCTGTCTCAGGAACTTGGTGCAACCAAAGCAACCAAGTACCGTCCAAACAGAAATTATAAATATCATCCATATGGATTTTATCATTAACAACTCTTGAAAATAACATATCTATTGTGGGCCACAGAGTATCTATCGCTTTAATCGATACGAGCGGGAATGACTCACCGTTCAACATTTAGAACATCCTCATTTTGTTCTGAGTAAATTCTATTCAATGTTCTAATCACATCAACCGCACCACGCCGAAAGAATATCTCTCGTTCTGACATGGATAGTTCTGGTGAAACATCTGGGTACATCCGCGAAAGGAAGTCGATTAAATTTTTGTCAATCATAGGGGTTTGGGTCATAAAACCACCCTTCTAGGTCTAGTAACGGTTAATATTATCCCCAAGCACGGGTCCATTGGGCGCAAATACCTGACCTAACCACATCATCATGGTTGAAATGGCATACAGCGGCTTCAATGTTGTGTTTAAAAATCAGATCAATAGCTACTGCTAACCCTGACTTTTCCTTGAGGTCGTGTTGTAAAAGATCGCCATTCACCAACACTTTTGTGTCCTCACCTATCCGCGTAAGAAACATTTTCATCTCATGGGGTGTTAGGTTCTGCCCTTCATCCAAGATAACAAATGCGTTGTTAAATGATCGACCACGCATCACCTCGAAAGGCACGATCTCGATATCCTTACGCTTCATAGCAATCTCAAAACGACCCTTACCAAGTCGCTGTTCAAGAACCTCAGTGAGCGGGATTACCCAAGGCGCAATCTTGTCCTCGATAGTACCTGCAAAAAATCCCAGAGACTTACCTGCGGGAATATTTGGGCGAGTTAAGATGATCTTCTTTACATCTTTTCGTAAGAACATATCAGCCGCCATAGCCGCAGCAATGTATGTCTTACCTGTCCCAGCGGGACCAGTAACGAATATCTGAGGGAAACGGTTGATACACTCGATGTAGTTTTTCTGAGCGGGGTTCTTTGGTACGAGAGGCTGTACCTTTGTGTTATCGGAAGCCTCTCGCACTTTGTCATTATAGGTTTTCTTACGCACCTTTAAAGTTCCATTTCACCTTGAAGTAAATTGATACGCATCTCTGCATAACGGATGACTTTCTTGAGGTCTGTGATTTCACTCTCAACCTCTGTCTGATCAGGATACAACTTGAACCCTGCCCTCACGGCATACTTACAAATATTACCTGTGTGGAACGGTAGATCATTACGCATAATGAACGTCACAGGCTCGATTGCATAACGTGTGTAATGGGAAGGTTTGTTAACGATATCACCGTCAACAGGTTCAACAACATCGAATGGGTTCATGGGGTCCACACCTTTATAGTATTAGTTGTTAGATCGTAATTATCGTACCGCAGTATCCGCGCTACCTGAGCTTGTTGCAGGGCCTCCGCTTCAGTATGACCTTGCTTAACGAACGCAGCGACAACGGCTGACCAACTACAGTCATTGTCTAGGACTTTCCTAGCACCTACAGCGCCGATCTTATTTGCGCCTTTATAGCCATCCGTTGGGTCTCCTGTGAGCGTCTGGGTTAACCAGTTACGGTCAGCTTCTTCTTCACTGACATCGACAACAATGTTGAAAGTCTGATCCCACAGCTTGGATGGGATAGTCTTCATGTCTTTATCAGCGGAGTAGATTACTTGCTCACCCACAGCGTTTGGGTTTGTCGCATGGATACCCATGAGATCATCACCCTCCAGACCATCACGAAGGTCATACTTATAGTTCTCAATAACGTGCTGTCTGAGAAACGGCAGTAGCATGGGCTTTCGTGTATCTTTGCGGTTACCTTTGTAAGACGGTAGGATATCTTTACGGAAGTTGTTCTTGGACGTTAGGCATAGCAGGTAGTCATCTGCTTTTGTTGTCTCCACGATATTCTCAATCGCTTCATCGAAATCTTTTTTAGTCTTCGCCTCGTCCGACCAAAGCACCCACAATCCGTTATCAAACCGTGTGGGTTCTTCGTTCTTCGCTGCCACCCTGTATATGGTTATGTCAGCATCGATCAGTACCGTTCTAGTCATCTTTAGGTCTCCATTCTCCACACCAGTAGCTTGGAGCTACAATTTCAGTTGTCGGATACCTGTGGCAGTAATGTGTGCGAAACCTGTCTGACCCTTGTGTATCGATGTACAGACAAGTCTCGCATAGTTTTGAAGGAGCCGTAGGTTTTGGTTGAGGTTTTTTAGTGGGTCTCGTACCAGTTTTTCCCGATATTTGCTTCGCCATCTAGCTCCACCTTTAAGTTGAAATGTTTACCTGCATCCTTGATCGCTTGGATGCTTAGTTCGCCCACGAGTTCAGCAATGTCTTCATCGGCTTCGTATTGGTGTTCATCGTGGATGTTAGCCACGACCTGACACTTGTGCTTTAGGTTCCTCTCAGTGAGGACCTTATCCATCTCAACGGCCCATTGCTTACAAACCAATGCCCCTGCACTTTGTAAGAGAAGGTTCAGGGCTGAGTGAGAGCTACGGCAATGGAGGATACGTTTATCAATACCGACTAGGTGACCACGTTTGGATGCTTTAGTTACCGCTGTGATCAGCTTGGCTAACGCTGGTGTTTGGTCTAGAAACTTTGTCTTCAGCTTCTGGCCCTCTTTGGGACCTTTACCTACCACCTCACCGATTTTGCCAGCACCTGCCCCGTAAAGAAACCCATAAATAAAACGCTTACTAGCTGATCTATCAGGCAGACCCGCAGCTTTCATATTGATTGTATGGATATCCCCGTTGACCACTTCGTGGCCGTATGCACCACCATCAAACGCAGCGAGAAAGTGGCCAAGCATACGAAGTTCCAAACCTGAAACGTCAACGCCTACGAGCTTCTTACCTTCAGGTACTGTGAACAATTCACGGCACTCTTTGCCGTATGGTTTGCCGACTGAAGGTGTCTGGGCCGTGTTTGGGAACATATGCGTCATGCGCCCCGTCACAGCCCCGTTGGTGTTAACAGAGCCGTGTATGCGGCTGTCATCACCTACCAGAGCTAACCATGCGTTCTTACCTTCACCTAGCTGTCCGATCCTCTTCTGGATCATGAGCGAGGTAGCGATAGACTGCGCCTCTGGGTAAGTGAGATTGGAGAGAACTGTCTCGTCTACTTTGGCACGGCCATCTGGAGTAAACTCTTTCGGTTGCCAACCATACTTCTTGGTAAGTCGATCT